TACATATTCGTCCACGGGGAAAAGCGGCCTTGCCCGCCTGGGAAGGATTGCACCGTAAAGAAGAAGGAACGGAGAAAAACCCGGAAATGGTGCTAGATTTTTGGGGGAATCTTTGCTATTATTACGGTATAAGAAAACTTTTCAGAGCCTTGAGCCGAAGCACCGTTATGGTTGCTTCGGCTCATTTGCTTAAAGGGGGTGACAAGACTGAAGCTTTTGGCAAGCTATGTGATTCCGCTTGACCCGAGGACGAAGAAAAATTCCCAGATGATCGCGGGAACCGGGGCGAGATGCCCGGTGTGCGGGAAGCGGGCAAAGCAGTACATCCGGCAGGGGCACGCCAATACGGAGTACTCCGCCCGGGCGGGTCGGTATCTTCGGGGAAAGCCGAAAATTCCCATATCCGGAGAGGTGCATATAGTCTACCGGCTGTATATGCAGACCCGAAGGCGGGTGGACGACCTGAACCTGTATGCTTCCCTGGACGATATCCTCACCCGGGAGGGGATATTGAAGGACGACAATATTTCCATTATCCGGAACCGGGACGGCAGCCGGGTGTTCTACGACAAGGAGCACCCACGGGCTGAAATCTACATTTACGAATACAGAAAGGAGGAAGACAATGCAGCGGGGAACGAAAATTTACACCGTTGACAAATTTTTGGGAATCAACGAGGCGGCGGACGGGGACACGGAGCTGAAAATGGGGGAGGCTTCCCGGATGGAGAACTTTCTCATTACCGACGCTTACAATCTGACCCTTCGCCCGGGAATCCAGCGGGCGGACTTCGCCGCCGAGAGAACCCCCGCCCCCATTCTGGGAAGCTGGGCGGGGCGGGTCGGAGAAGACGACCTTCTGGTGATCTGCGATTTTTACCAGAACGCGGACAGACTTTTCGTGTACCAGAGAGGGGCAGACGGAAACCGGCATATCGTCCACCAGCAGACCGGGGCGCTGGGGCTGGCCTCCGGGGAGAACGCCATGGTGAAGATTTTCCCCTTCGGGGGGAAGCTGTACGTCATGAGCAAGGGAAACACGGTGGTATACAAAGACGGCACGTTTACGGCAGAAGCGCCCTATGTGCCGCTGGTGGTCACCGGGGCGGCGCCTGCCGGAGGGGGCACCACGCTGGAAAACCTGAATCTTCTTACGGCGCTGCGGCGGATTGAATACAGCGCCGACGGGGAGGCCACGGCCTACATATTGCCGGAGGAGGCCATCGGGGTGACGGCCATCACCGTGGACAATGTGCCAAAGGACGTGGCGGCCAGCGGCAGCTTTGATTTATCGAAGCACACCTATACCTTTACCACCGCTCCCACCAAGGGAGTTGCCAATGTGGAATTTACCTACACCACGGATGCAGCTAAGGCAGCGGAGAACCGTCTGAAGATTCTGGGGTGCCCTCTGGCGGAGGCATACAACGGTGCCACGGACACAAGGCTGTTCGTTGCCGGGGACGGGACGAATCTGTGCTACTACACCGGGGTTCCCCAGTCGGGAGAGGTGACGGCGCTGTACTTCCCCGCCATGAACGAGGTGGCGGTGGATATGTCCGGCTCCCCGGTGACGGGGCTTGTACGGCACTACTCCAAGCTTCTGGTATTCAAGCCAGACGGCGCATTCACCATCAGCTATGAGCCGGTGACCCTGACGGACGGCAGCACCATTGCGGGCTTTTACCTCCGGGCGGCAAACCGGGAGTTCGGAAACGACGTGCTGGGACAGATTCAGACCGTGGAGAATTTCCCCCGGACATTCAGCAAGAACGGAATCTACGAATGGCGCATCACCTCCAGCTACTACAAGGACGAGCGGTACGCCAAGCGAGTCTCCGACAGGGTGATGAACTCCATGAACCGGGCGGACAGCGCGGAGATCGTGACCTGCGACGATGACTACAGCAAGACCTACTACGTATTCCTGAACGACGACGACGGCACGGTGCTGGTGAACCGGTACGCCCTGGCGGGGGACGGAGGTCTATGGTGCATTTACAAGTCCGCCCTCTGCAAGAGCGTGAAAAACGCCATGGTGCATGACGGGGAGATGGTATTCTTCACGGACACGGACATGTTCTTCTTCTCCCAGGAGGGACTTTCCCGGGACGCGCCGGTGACGGCCTCCGGGGAGGCCACGGCCATTAAGGCAGTATGGGAATCCGGCTTTCAGGCATTCGGGGCGGACTTCCAGCGGAAGTATTCCAGCGAGATTTACGTTTCCATGCTGCCTCAGGACAAGTCCCGGATGATTATTACGGCGGCGACAGACAGGCGCAGCGAGTACATGGAGAAGGAAGTGGCAAACGAGCTGTTCTCCTGGAGCAACTGGGATTTCGCGGACTTCACCTTCGACCTGAACGACACCCCGAAAATCAACCGCATCCGGCTGAAGGTGAAGAAATTCGTCTACTACAAGCTGATTTTCAAGGTGAACACGGACGGGGCGCTGGCCACGGTACTGGGCTACGACCAGAAGGTGCGCTTTGCGTCCATGGCAAAGTAAGGAGGAACACACATGGTAACGGTACAACAGGTTTTTGACACGGCCATCCATCTGATGGATGAGCAGAATGAATCCAACGGCGGCACGCAGACCGTGGACACCGACGAATATCGGTTCCGGACGATCTCCATTCTGAATACCGCAATCCCGGCACTGTACCCCTATTCCGGAACCTATTCCACGGAGGGAACGGGGCGGCCGTTTCCCGGGATTCTGGCGGCGGAGGATTACAAGAATCCGGATTTTACCCAGGTCATTCCCCTGGACGACACGCTGTGCCTTGCGCTGCTGCCCTATTTTCTGGCGGCGCAGCTGCTCAGCGGGGAAAATGAAGATCTGGCGGCGTGGTTCTTACAGCGGTACCGGGAGGCGCTGCAAGACCTGAAAGGGAAGCTCCCGGGGGAATTTGAGCCGATTTCCACGCCCTACGGGCTGTTTTGAGAAAGGAGAAATCACATGGAGGAAAAGAAAATCGAGAACGTGACTCAGGGCGCGGGAACCACCGGGGGGGCGTGGTACGACAGTCTGGGAAACAAGCCCAAGGACGCGGAATATATCAACAAGATGTACGACGGCAGTCTGGAAAGCCAGAAGCAGACGCTGGCGTCGGGCTACGAAAACAACGTATCCAACATTGACGCAAGCATGGAAAAGCAGCAGAAGGCCACGGACGCGAACCTGAACAGAACCTACGTGGAATCCGCCAAGGCGGCGAAGAACTACGGGGAGGTACAGAACGCCTACGGTCTGACCAGCGGCGCCATGGCACAGGCGAGGCTTGCCCAGGACAATCAGCTACAAGCCGACCTGACCGCCCTGAGAGCGGCGCAGACGGATTCCGACGCCCAGTTCGAGCGGCAGCGGAATCTGCTTGCCAAGGAATACTCCGCCGCCATTGCCAAAGCCCAGGCGGACAACGACTACCAACGGGCGCAGGCGCTGTACAACGCCGCCAAGGCGGACGAAGACCAGCTGATGCAGATGCAGAAGGACGCCGGAAATCTGATGGCGGGAGTGGGTGACTACTCCATTCTGGCGAAGCTCTACGGCCTGACGGACGAGCAGCTGGCGCTGCTGAATAGGGGGCGCGGCGGCGGTGGCGGCGGTGGCGGAGGCGGCAGAAGCTACAGGAGAAGCCCCGGCGGCACCGATGCGGGTCTTACCGCGGAGGAAATACTGGCGCTGATGTATGGCGAAGACAAGTCCGCAAATTCTCCCGGGCCTCTGACGGGTTATCTTTACGAACAGGCAAGAAAGAATGACAACGACAAGGGAAACAAAAAGATGGGTGGAGGCGCATTCCCCCTAAAGGCTTCCATCGAAAAGCCTTGGCAGAAGTATGATATCCCCGTCAAGTCCAAAAAGTGACGTTGGACACGGAGGTGTGCTATGGCAAAGTACGATTTGCTCAGGAAAGCGATTTTTGAGGAGCAGAAAGAGAAAAGCGAAAGAAACAACGAGAGCCCCATATCCAGGCAGGCGCTGGCAGAACGGGAGGAGAAAGCCCGGGAGCGGGAAGCGGAGAAAAGGGCGGCGGTGGAAAAGGCCATCGCCGACGTGGGCATAGTCCCCGCAGCCCCCCGGTATGAGCGGCAATACAACATGCCGGAAATCGCGGCGGACAATGTTGTGCCGTATCTGCGGGAAGTGACCCTTGCCCAGAAGGAGTATGACGACTATGTGAATTCTCAGGAGTTCCAGCAGCGCAAGCGGGAGGCGGCGACAAAGCTGACGCGGAACACACCCATGTCGGAGGTTCCCCGGAATGCGCCACAGATTGTGGAGACATTCGAGGACGAAACATCCAAGGGGCTGAAAGCTAAGGCGGATTATTACAAAAAGCTGTCGAACGACGAGAAGACCCGCCGGATAATGGCACAGGACATGGCGGAGATCAACGCCATGCCGGAGGAAGACAGGAAACTGTTTGAGCAGTATGTTGGGCACGAGAACAACCGCTGGAACATATTCGACAGTACAGACCCGACACTGCGGACTATTTATCAGCTCAAAACAGAGGACGCCCTGAAGCCGCTTCGGGAAAAGTACGGGGACGAACGACTGAGGCAGCTGAGGGAGACCTACAACTGGTATACAGGTCAGCAGATGGCCGAACAGGTTACGCAGGACGTCCATGACACAAATGATAGCGTCGGCGGCGCCGTGGCGCAAAATATCACCGGCATTCCGATACGGGCAATGAGCGGGTTGCCTGCTCTGGTTGACAGAGCGCATGAGCTGGGGGACAGAACAGGGCGGTATACCACACTTTCTCCGTACACGCCCGGTGATGTGGTGAGTGTATACGGAAACGCCATAACGGCGGACACGGCGGAAAGAATTGCCGGAGATGGAGAAAGCAAGGTCAGGAAGGGACTTTCGATGGGGTATCAGGCGGTGACCTCCGCAGCGGATTCGGCGGCGCGGCTGGTTTTTGGCGGCGGTGCGTCCGGTTCGCTGGCGCTTGCCGGAATCAATTCCTTTACCGACACCCTGCGCGAAGCGTCCCAGAAGGGCGCGCCTCCGGCGCAGGCGTACCTTATGGCCGCGGCGAACGCCGGACTGGAGGTGCTGACGGAAAAGGTATCGCTGGATAAGGCTCTGGACAAGGCAAAGCAGCTGGGTGGCAGCGACCTGCGGAAATGGGTACTGAACACCCTCGGTCAGGCCGGTGTGGAGGCCAGCGAGGAAGAGGCCAGCTATTTCGGCGGTCTTCTTGCGGAGGCGGCGATTCTACAGGGAAACAGCGAATACAACCAGACCATCGGCGAGCTGGTGGCCAGCGGCATGAGCTACGAGGAAGCCAAGGCACAGGCGAATAAGAACGTCTGGAACGAGGCGCTGAATACGTTAATCATTTCTGCCGGTTCCGGCGCTATTATGGGCGCGGGGACTACCGCCTACAGCGACGTGATGACAAAGCTCGGTAAGCAGGGAACGCAGGCAAGCCCGCAGGAGGCCGTAGAGAACCCACAGGCGAGGATTTTGCCGGAAACGTCCATGGACACCACGAAAGCACAAAGCCCTGATGTGGAGGCGGCAGGGGCACCACAGGCGGGAAATGCGCTTACAAACGCTCTGGACAAGCTGGCGGAAACGGGGAACGTGAGCAACAAGACCGTGGAGAAGATTCTTTCCGACCCGGCGGCCATGGAGCAGCTTTCCCGGCAGGCGGGGCTTGACCTGTCTCAAATGGCCACGGCGTCGGAGAAGCGGAACGCGGTAAAGGCAGCCGTCCGGCAGATGGCCGGGGACACCGCCCCCACCACCCTGAACCGGGAGGGGGCGCAGAGCCTGATTGAGGACATGGGGCAGGAGCTGGCGGAAAGAGCGCCTGCAAGGCAGGAAACACCGGAGGTCACTCCGGAACGGCAGGCGGTACAAAATGCCTTTGACCGGGTTCTGGGCGTTGACACCAACGCCGAAGGGAGTTATTATCATATTGACGGGAATCCGATACAGGGAGGTACGGAAAATGGAACGGGATTACAAGGCACTGATGGAACGGGACTACCCGGAGGAGCTGGAGCCGAACGGGTTCCTGGAGCAGACGCGGGAGCATTGCCAGTATCTGGACAAGCACCCGGAGGAATGGAAGCGGGAACCCAAGTGGTTCCGGGAGGCGTACAAAGAGAATCCGGAGGCGGCGCTTCTCAAAATGACCTACGAGTTTCTGGAGAGCTTCGCGTAAGCGACAAATTACAGGAAGCCCAGAGGCAGCGGGGAACGCCGACTTATGCCGTAAAGGATACCACCGCCGACCCGGTGAGCTATGAACAGGCGTTGACCGCAGGGCGGAACTCTGACCCGGCAAACGGCTGGTGCGTCACGCCGAAATCCGCCCAGCAGCTGAAGGACGGAAATGTCCGAACCTTCATGAACGACAACGGCACGGTGGGCGTGGGTATTGCTCCGGACGGGGACATTGTGGCGGTGTTCAAGAACAAGAACGGAGGACCCCCGAAAGCCCTTGACACCATGATGCCCGTTGCCATTGAGCAGGGCGGCGACCGGCTGGACTGCTACGGGGAAGGACTTGCGAAACTCTACGCCAAATACGGCTTTGAGCCGGTGGCAAGGGTGGAGTTCAACAAGACCTATGCTAACGAGGGATGGACGCCGGACAAGGGCGAGCCGTACATCTACGTGATGAAGCACAACGGGGACAGCGCGGACACCGTCGCCCAAAAGATGGGTACTTACCCGAAGATCACGGATGACCAGCTGGCGGCACTGCCCACCTACGGCAAGAACGACTATGACGCCGCCTTGGCCTACCGGGATTCCCTGATGGGGAAGGACAGTCCACAGGTGGCGGACAGTTCCGGGAAGTCCACGGAGGGCGGACAGGCTGTGGACACGGTGGGAATGCAGAATGAGCCGTCCGGGGATTTGGAAGTATCGCGGACGGTAAGCAACACCGGGCTTCACAGCAAGGACGCGGACATCCGGCAGGGCTATAAGCAGATGGCCAAGGAAAACCCGGATGCCGGAATTTACGACGTCAAGCACAACGCGGACACCACGGCCACGGCAAAGGAAAGAACCAGTACCCCGGAAAAGGTTCAGGCGGAATATGACTACCTTATGGGTAAGGACGCATGGACGGCGGAAGACCTTCTGACCGCCAAATATGTGACCAAGAGTCTGGTACACTCTGAAATTGACGGCGCACAGAACCAGATCACGGAAATGAATATGAAAATCCGGGAAATCGGGACGAACGCCGGACAGGTCACGCAGGCATTCGCCATTTCCGGGACAATGGCAGATTTGCAGGATTCAATGACCGCCGCGCAACGGGCACGGAACGCCATTCTTGACATGAAGCGGGAGGATTCCACATTCCGGCAGAAGGAAGGCGGAGAAACCTACAAGCAGTGGCAGAAGGACATAGCAAAAAATATTGACCGGATTGCAATTGCGGTTGAATTGGTGGATGACGGAGACAGCGCAGGAATGCGGGACATTATCCGCCAGATCGCCAGGGAAAGGAATACAACGGCGTGGTTCGGCACATCTCAGAATCTGACAGGAACAGCAGAGCGGATTCTTGGGAAAATGGATTTTGACGACCTTAAGACGGTTGCAAACGCCCAGATCGCGGCAATGTCGGATGATTTCCGGGCGCGGACGAAGACGGAAATTGCCATGGGAATCCGGAAACAGAATATGCTTGCAAGCCTTAAAACGTTTGCAAGAAATATCACGGGCAACTCCTTCGGTGGGCTGATGGATTCCGCAAGCGACAGCACCGGCGGAAGGATGATGGATGCGGTTCTGTCCAAGTTCACGGGCCGGAAGACTGTGGGAAACGACCTCAAGAATGTGAAGGCCTATGCAAAAGGCGCAGCGGACGCGGCAAGCTTCGCGTCGCTGTGTGTGGAGCTGAACATCCCGATTGAAACGGGCGCGGGCGCCTCCCTTTCCACAGCTATGGGCGACGGCGGCAGCGGGAAATACATGGGCAGGACTTTCCGCTCCACCGGCAACGTTGCTATGCGCGCCATGTACGCATTCCAGAAGTACATGAGCTACAACCTTGAGGTAACGGACAAAATCTTTGAGGGCGGAACGAATGCGGCGATTTCCGAAAGCCTGAACAACCTGAAAAATGCGAACCTTACAGAGGAACAGATCGCGCAGCTGAGCGAATTCACCGCGAACCGGCGGACATTCAAGGATGCAACATGGAAAGACAGCGACGGCAAAACCCGCGGCTCTGATCTTTCCAGAGCGGCGGCGGGGTTCAAAAGAGGCGCAGGGGATATTTTCGGGAAACCGGGAGAAGTCGCAGTAGATGCCGTGATTCCGTTCGCGTCGGTGCCTATGAACGTGACCCAGACGGGCATTGACTATTCGACGGGCGTTGTTAAGAGCGTCGGGGAAGCTATTTCCCTCATAAAGGATGCGAAAGCCGGAAAGGAAATCGACGTTGCCCGGCAGAGGCAGGTAGCTTCCGACTTTGGCCGGGGCTTAAGCGGCGTCGGAATGATTGCCATGTTTACAGCGGCGGCTGCAACCGGCGTTGTAAAGGTCAATGAGCCGAAGGACAAGGACGAAAAGGCACTTTTACAGGCCGAAGGGAGAAGCGGCGCACAAATCAATTGGAGCGCCCTCAAAAGAGGACTGGACGGCGGGAGTTCGGAATGGCAGGACGGGGACATTATCACAAGCCTGGACTTCCTGGAGCCGTTCAATACCCAGCTATATCTCGGGTATGAGCTTTCCAAAGAGGACAGCGTTGCCGACATGCTGAAAGCGTATCCGTTTGCAACCGTGAAATCTGTGTTCAATTCTCTGATGGACAGCCCCATGATGACCGGCCTATCCGGTGGGGTTGATTTAATAAGCGGTGTTGTTGAAGCGGACGATGCTTCCGGCATAATGGACGAACTGGCCGGGTATGCCGGAGATACCGCCGGCAGCTTTATTCCGCAGTTTGTCAGGCAGACGGCACAGCTTACCGACGGCTACTACAGGGACACCCGGGGGGAGACCTCAGCGGAGTATGCCATAAACAACATTATCGCCGGACTTCCGTTCCTGTCCCAGACCCTTCCGAAGAAATACAGCGGACTGGGAGAGGCGCAGGAGCGGGGCGGGTTCTTCAATACGTTTGTCGACCCGACGAAAACCCAGACTTACCGCAAGAACGACGTGACAAACTATCTGGAAGAACTGAGCGGGAGCCTTGACGGTGACACCAGCTTTATCCCGGACAGACAGGCACCCATGTCTATCCATGTAAACGGTGAGACGGTCAATCTGGACGGCGAGGCAAGGGAAACCTACCAAAAGACCTATGGCGAGCTGGTGAGCAACTATTACACCGGGCTGATGGGCAGTGAAGCATTCCGGAATCTTTCGGACGAGCAGAAAGCGAAGGCCCTGAACCGGGCGAAGACCTACGCCACGGAACACGCCCGGGCGGCGGTTTCCGATTACACGACGGACAGCCCGAAGGACGCTAAAACCGTGGAAAACAGCATTATGCAGGATTTGGTGAGATCGGAATTTTCCAAGGCGTTCGACACCATGGAGCCGGAGGCGCTGGGGCAGGCCTACAGCATTTATGAATCCCTGAGGAACGCCCAGAAGCAGGAATTTAAGAACGGCACCGGCGGCAGAATCGGGTACTACATAACCGCCAGGGAGAACGGCGTAAGCGGTGAGACGTTTGCAAGCCTGTACGGGGTTTACAAGAATCTGGACGACAATTCCGGAATGGCCGGAAAGGACAAGGCGCAGGAATGGGCGCGGACACTGGGAAACGCCTATGAATCCGGCCAGATCACCAAGGCCGCCCACGATGCCCTGAAAGAGGAAATGGGTTTCCGGCAGACGTACACCGCCAAAACCGAGAAGTTCGACGCCATGACGGAATCCGGCCTTTCTTCGGACGTGGCAGACCGGATTATCAAGGGGCTTGCAGACCTTCAGGGAACCGGCAGCGTGGACAAGGACACGGGGGAGGCCACCGTTACCAACCGGGACAAATGGGGCTATATCGCGGCGCTGGACGGCCTGAGCGACAAGGAAAAGGACCGGGTCATGCTGCTGTATATGCCGGACTATGACCCCGAGGCGGAGAAGCCCAACAAGACGGAACTCAAGTATGCCTATCTCCGGGGCAGAGGGTATTCCGCGGAGCAGTTTACGCAGACCTATGGAGTCACTCAGGAGTTCACCAGGAAGGCGGACATGATCGCCGCGTGGGTGGCGCTGGGGTATTCCAGCGAGGAAGCGCAGATGTTCTACAAGCTGTATAAAGGGAAACTAGTGTGAGAAATGGGAAAGCCGCCCCGGGTTTGGGGCGGCTGTTTCTTATGCTGTCAGGCCGGTTTCGATTGCCCGGAGGGCTTGCAGGTGCTGCTCCGTGTTCCGGGCGTACCAGCATTTTTTCTTGCTGTGCCAGCGGTAACCGGCGGCTTTCAGGGCGATACGGGTCTCGTCGCTGGGCTTATCGGGGAAGTAGACCTCTACGCCGTCAAACTCGGAGTTGATCTCCACCCGGAGAAAGCCGGCTTTCTTTTCCGGCTCGGCTTTCGGCTTCTCAATGCGGGCGGTTTTGGGGACAAACTGAATGTTTCCCGTGCCACATCCGAAGTAATAGAAATTAACATCGAAATAATCGATCATGCCGTCGCAATCTTCACGATTGAAGGATTGAACATAGCCGTCCACCGCTTCCACGGCGGCCTGAATCTGCTCGGAAAGAACCCGGTAAAAGCTGCCCTGAGTATTCCAAATCCGTTCAAATTCGGCTTTCAGTTCGGCATCCGTCCAGCTATTCAGGCCGAAAACGTCGTTTCTTCTGGCCTTGCGCATAACGGTGTGCTTTTCTTCCTCGGTCAGCTCGTCGAAGCCCTTGTAAATCTTGCAGGGGGCTTCCTTCATGTCCACGTGGAGCTCCTGACACATGGAAGCGTAGGATGTGCGGACGCTGAACTTGTAGGTTGGGAACTGTTCCTTGATAAACTGGCGGACGAGCTGGGCGATCTCTTTTAGGCTGCGGCCGGATTCGTAGTTGCTGCCCTTCCAGCCGTTGGCGGTGTAGAACTCGCTGCGGGTGCTCTGGGCGGTCTCGGAGGTGGGGTTTTCGGCGGTGCGGTTATAGGCCAGTTTGAAAGCGGGGAATACCGCGTCATACTCAGCATTGATGGCCTTCATGGTCTCGGTGTCGCCGCCGTGGTCTGGGTGGTGCAGCATGGCCAGACGGCGGAATTCCTTTTTCAGTTCGTCAAGAGTGGTGCAGGTGGTGAAGTATTTCATGTTGGTTTCCTCCTTTGAATTTACATACTATTGTTAGTATGTATTATTTTTAAGGGAATTACTTTTCCCTTAAAAAATCGTTTATGGCTTCTTTGGGAATGTCTGAAAGGCTAAGCCCCATGCGGTTGCATTTCATCCTGTATTCCTCGGCTTGCGCCTTCGGGAGATACACCGTCAGCCGTGTGTAGTTCGCCTCGTTCCAGCGCCGTTTAACTTCCGTGCTGGTCGTGGTCTTCCGCTTTTTTTCTATTGACTTCGCCCCCTATTCATGATATTATGATGGGCAAGGACGGCTTCCCCGGTTCCAGCGGAGAAGTTCGGCCAACAGTGTCTAGGTGAATAGCCGCTTCTCGCTAGGGGTGGGGGGCGGTTATTTCTTTATCTGGATTCCCAGAGAGATAGCCGCAATCACAAGCATAAGTAACGCAATGGTTTCTTCTATGCTCATGGGCGTTCCCTCCTTTCGGAGTTGGCCGCCGCCCTTGCTTGCTTTTGTTATAGCATACTAGCAACAGTATGTCAAGCCCCAATTTTACTTTTTCAAAATATTTTTTCGCCACCCCAAAGCCTACCCTTTTTCCCGCTTTAATTTAATTATTATATCTGAATTATTCCAGTTTTTTTCTTTTGCAGAGATTAAGCACTCCACGGCCGCAAGCACTACGCATTTTTCACCGCTGTTCACCCATGCGTCGCATTATTACAATGCGGCGTTTTCTTTTTGATTATCATGTATTGATTATCGTTATTCGATATGTTCAGTATTGACAAACGCTTGATTATTGAATATTATAGAGATTAGATAAATGTTGATTTCCGAACTTTTGGAGGTGGTTTTGATGCCCGGAAACGAAAATTCCGGCGCTGGTATCCCGTTTCGGATGCCGGAGAAAGAATTGAATGCCGCTATCAAGAAGTATAAGCAAGATCTGGCGGAAGAGCGATTTCCGAGGGCTTCATGGCCGCACTTTTGCGCCACTCTGGGATACACGGAGGCAGAGGTGAAGGAGTGCATGGAACGAGGGCAGGATAGGAAAAGCGCATACTACGATAGAGCTGTTGCACTAAAAAGAATGGCCACCTGGGTTCGGGGGCAGATTCTCAGCGGTTCCGGTTGGTCTGGTCAGGTGCAGTCAAAGGGCATATTTGCACTAAAGCAGGATGTCGGCGACGGTATCAGCTATACCGATAGGGAGGTAGGCACGGCGAGTCCGACTAAGATCAATATCCAGTTTGGCGGGGATGATCCACGGGGCAAGAAGGCCGGGAAATAGCGAACGCCACAAAATAGTATTTTTGTTGCGTTCATTTTCTCCGAAATGTTCGGAGATTGTAGGTGCAATCGGGAAAGTCAGAACATTTCAAGGATAATTGCAATTGGTGTATTCCAGCCGTGGACAATTGGGGTGTAAATGCTATTGACTGTTGTGCCGCTGGTGCTGCCCTGCCTGGCAATAACTCCCCTGGCTGGTTGAAATATAGGCCAGCACCGAAGGGCTTTCTTTCGAGCCACCCACCCCCGGGGGGATAGCGGGGAAGTGGGTGGGGTCATTCGATAAGGTATAGATATATGCGACACACCCTCTCTTCCAATCTCCTAGTTTCCGCCCGTTTTCTTCTTCCCGGCAAAATTCAAACATCAATGCGGCAATAGTAAGATTATTATATACTTAAAGCCTATATCTAAGATAAAGACTGGTATATACTTTATAGCTTATATGGCTTATATATAACCTATAGCTTTAATATTACTATTATGGCTTATATATAATATATAATATATATACTATACGCAGCAACGAATTTTGAGACTGCCCCGGGAGGGGGTAGAGGGGAAACGGGCGGGGTGGTTTTGAAAAGGCGGTCATAAAAAATAAAAAATGCTGGTGTAGCTCAACAGGCGGAGCGGCGTCGTGATAAGGCGCAGGGAGCTGGTTCGACCCCAGCCACCAGCACCAGCCTGGGAAGACTGCATAAGAGAACTGGGAGTTGCGACGTGGTTAAACTACCAAATAGTGCAGGGGAGCAGTCATTCCGCAGAGTGGTTATCTGCGGAGCTATGGGCTATTAGCTCAGTATACGGGACAGTAAGCATAACAGGTACTGCGGCGGATTGCTAATCCGTTCACCGGTGGATTCCGGTGTGCAGGTTCGAGTCCTGCCTGTTCCGCCAAGAGAAATGGAGGCAATCGTGCGAGTAGATGAACGAGGTTTTTTATATTGCCCGGTGTGTGGGTGCAGGACAAAGACCAAAGTGCTTTCCTCCACGGAGCTGCATCGGTTCCCGCTGTTCTGCGGGCGATGCAAGAACGAAAGCGTAATTGAATACAGCGGAAAAAGCCAGAGCCATGAGCCAGAGCGAACGCCCGGAAAGAGCGTTGGTTCTGGCTTTTTGTTTTCCGGAAAGGACAGATAATGGCGGCAAAAAAGGCGGCTGAGAGCGCTGTAAAAGTGAATATCGGGTCGCCCAATTCGGAGCCGCAGTGGAAATTTTTCCTGAGCACGGCCAAGTACACCTGCTACGGCGGTGCAAGAGGCGGCGGCAAGTCCTGGTCGGTGGTGCGCAAGGCAGCGCTGGGGTCTTACACCTACCCGGGAATCCGGATACTGATCCTCCGGCGGGAATACGGGGACATGGAGGGAACGCTTATTGACCCCATGCTGAAAATCCTGGCGCCGGGTACGTTCAACTACAACAAGTCCGACCACGTCATTACCTTTGCCAACGGGTCAAAGATCAAGTTCGGCAACATGCCCGGCTACGGCGCGGCGGTGCAGGGTAAATACCAGGGTCAGGAATATGAGTGGCTGTTCATCGACGAGGCGACCCAGTTCCTGGAAAGCGAGTTCCGAGGGCTGGCGGGCATCGTCCGTGGCGCGAATAAGATACCCAAGCGGATTTACCTGACCTGCAACCCCGGCGGCCCCGGCCACTTCTGGGTGAAGCGGCTGTTCATAGACCGGCAGTTCAAGACCGGGGAGAACCCGAAGGACTACGTTTTCATCCCCGCCACGGTGGACGACAACAAAGACCTGATGGAAGCAAACCCGGACTACGTCAAGCAGCTGGAGCTGCTTCCCGAGGATGTTCGGCGGGCGCATCGATACGGCGATTGGAACGCCCTGGCGGGAGTGTACTTCGACGAGTTTACCGACGGCATCCATACCTGCAAGCCCTTCCCCCTGAAGCCGAACTGGCAGCGCTACCGCGCCATGGACTACGGCCTCGACATGTTCTTCTGCATCTGGGTTGCGGTGGACGAAACCGGGCGATGCTACGTCTACCGGCAGTTTGCCCAAAGCAACATGGTGGTTTCCGACGCGGCAAGAAAGCAGCTGGAATTGACAAGGCCGGATGAGAATATCGACTTTACCATCTCCCCGCCGGATATGTGGGCGCGGAGCCGGGAGACGGGCAAGACCCAGGCGGCTACCTTCGCCGAAAACGGGGTGGGTCTGGTCAAGGCGGATAATAACCGGAAGCAGGGCTGGTACGCCCTGAAGGAGCTTTTCAAGCTCCGGGAGGACGGAAAGCCGGGGCTTATCATCTTCGACACCTGCGGCAGCCTGATCGAGTGCATCAAGTGTCTACAGCACGACAAGACAGACCCCAACGACGTCAGCAAGAATCCCCATGAGCTGACCCACGGCCCCGACGCTTTGAGATACTTCGCCCAGACCTACGTCCTCCCCGGAGAACAAGAGCGGGAGGAAACCGAGGACGACGAGGAAGAGGGAGGCATGGACTATCAGACGGCCATGTGCGGCAGCGGCCTGAGCCGGAGCTACATCATGGGGTAAATCAGAAATTTGCGCCCTACCACAGGCGTGAATATACGGCCTACCAGAGCCGAAAACGAAAGGAGAACACACAATGGAAGAAACGATGGACAGCGGCTACCAGGACTTTGTGGCGGCTTTTGACGGGGACGGCAACCAGACCGTGACCGACCAGGAAACCGGCGCACAGGCCGAGGAGCAGGCTGACACGGAACAGGAAACCACCGTGACCGATGATGGAGCGGAAAAACCTGACGAGGGGACCGGAGAAGATACCGGCGGGGAAGTCGACGCCCCGGAGAAACCGGACAAGCCGGATGCCGAGCAGACCTTCACCATCAAGGTCAACAAGGAGGAGCGAACCGTCGGCCTTGCCGAAATGACCGCCCTTGCCCAGAAGGGTGCGGATTACGACCGGGTCAAGGAGCGTGCCCAGCAGACCATTCAGGAGCTGAAAACCCAGCTGGACGGCCAGAAGGACGTAATGGAGATCATGACCACCCTGGCGGATAAAACCGGCACTCCCCTGAACGAGCTGGCGGAAATGCTGTATGTCAGCTACCGGAAGGGCGAGGGGCGCACGGAGACGGAGGCGAAGCTGGAGCTTCAGAACGCCCGGCTGCAAAAGGGTCTGGACGCGGTCAACGCGGAGAAGGACAAGCAGAAGGAGGCGGAGGAAAGCAGCCAGAATCGGGCACAGCGGGAGGTGGACGAGTTCCGCCGGAGCTATCCGGAGGTGGAATTCACGGACGAGCTTGTGAGCAAACTTACCCCCGATGTACAGGCCGGCATGACCCTCCTGAGCGCCTACCAGAAGTACGAGGCCGCGCAGAAGGAAGCCCGAATTGCCGAGCTGGAACGTCAGCTGGCAGCCGAGAAGAAGAACCGGGAAAACCGCTCAAGCTCTCCCGGAAGCCAGAAGGATTCCGGCGGGCAGAGAGGGAAGAGCGATTTTGACGACTTTATGTCGGCATTCGCATAAACAGAATAAACAAACAGGAGCCAAGAGCCGAAGCTGATCCCAATGGGACAGCCGCGGCTCATTTTTTGATTTAAGGAGGAAATTTATGAGCGCAACCATTCATTTTGACGAAAAGTACAAGGCCGCCCTGATGGAGGGCTTCGACAAGGCATCCGAGACCGACGGCCTCTTTGACCACAGTCTGGACATGGAATTCTCCGGCGTGAAGACCGTCCATGTCAAGAGCCTGAGAACCGAACCCCTTCAGGATTACGACCGCACCAAGGGCGTGGGTACCGGCAGCCGGTACGGCGACACCAAGGAAGTGGGCAACGAGGAGCAGACCTTCACCATGACCCAGGACAAGTCCCTGAGCCTGTCCGTGGATAAGGGAAACAACATGGAGGTCATGGACAAGCACAAGGTCGGCGCCATCATGAAGGCGGAGCGGGAGGAGCATATCATCCCCGAGGTTGACACCTACCGCCTGAAAAAGTGGGCGGAAAACGCCGGTATGCACGAGGAGCTGACGGCAGCCCCCACCACCGACACCATTATCGGCTACATCATCAAGGCGCGGAACAAGCAGCGTGACAAGGGCGTCAAGGGCGACGTGAGCCTGCTGATTCCCTACGAGTATCTGGACACCCTCCAGCTGGCGAAGCAGTGGGTCAACCTGGATTCTCTGGGCGGCAAGACCCTGCCCAAGGGCACCGTGGGTCAGATCTCCGGCATGAACGTTCTGCCCATGTCCAACGACCGGATGCCCGCCAACGTGGTGTTCATGATCCTGCACAAGAAGTCCGTCATCTCCCCCATGAAGATCAAGGACTTCAAGGGTCACGTCGATCCTCCCGGCCTGTCCGGCGACCTGATCGAGTTCCGTATGATGTACGACGCCTTTGTCCTGGGCAAGAAGGCCGACGGCGTTCTTGTGGCCTGCGCACCCAGCACCGTGGTGAAAACTCCCACCATCACCATGAGCGGCAAGGCTGCCACCATTGAGACCACCACCAGCGGCGCCACCGTCTACTACACCACCGACGGCTCTGACCCCCGGTATTCCGTGGAGGCCAAGGCTTACACCGCTGCCGTCACCCTGACCAGCGGCGACCGCCTGCGGGCTTATGCGGCAAAGGCCGGCATGTTCAACTCCGCCGTCGCGGCGAAGGATCAGGCCTGATTTATGAGGGGCGGGCAACCGCCCCTTCCCCAGTAAGGAGGACACAATGCAAATTCTCATGATTCTGAATATTCTCGTGGCCTGCCTTGTTCTGGGCGCGGTCGTTGTCTCCGACCGGCGCAGACGGGCGCACTACCGGGAGGAAGCCGAAAGCCTCCGAAAGCTGAACCACCGGGTCGGCGTTCTGGAGCAGGGGCTTGTCCCGGACTATGAGGCGGCAAAGGAGGCGGTCAAGTCCGTGAATGATTTTAACCTGGGCATTTCCGGGATTCTGGGCTTTGACCCCCTGGAGGCGGCGAAGAAAAGCCGTCAGGCCGAGCGGATGGGCGGTGAAGCCGAATAATGAGCGGAAAACAGAAGATTCCTACCAATGAGGAAATTCAGAAGCGCTACGAAAAGGCCTACGGCTTCAACCAGCAGATCGGTCTGTATGACACGGTGAAGGTCAACGAGGACTTCTTCATCGGTAAGTGATTGCCGATGTAAAACCCCTGAAAAAAACTGGAAGCCTAAACGAGAAAACAAAAACCATACAACTCGCATGGTAATCAGAGGTGAAGACTGTACGAAGTGCAGTCAGCCGCAACGCATAGTGGGTGAAAAGATATAATCCCACCACGAGGCAGGGGCGCTCAGTATGGGCGAAAAGATATGCTGAACTTACGGGAAACTGTAAGAGCTGTCGGATAAAAAGCCGGCAGGGTAACACAATGAATCAATGGGAGGGCGTGGAGAGCAACGGCCTGCCTACCCCTACCTACAACATGTTCAAGCGGATCATCAACTTTCAGGTGTCCACCATTACCTCGGACAACATGACCATTCAGGTGACGCCCATGCCATCCACCTCCCGGTATACCCAGAGAGAGCTGGAAGGCTTCGCCGAGATCATCAACCACCAGTTTGCCGCCATTATTGAGCGCAACCGGATCGTGGCCAAGAACCGGGAGTTTCTGCGCAACGCCGCCGTTACCGGAGACGGCTGTATGCACTTCTACTTTGACCCCACCATTGAAAACGGTCAGGACGTCAAGGGGGAGATCGTGGCGGAGATTGTGGACAACCTCCGGGTGCTGTTTGGCAATCCCAATTGCCGGGATGTACAGCGTCAGCCCTGGATCATCCTTGTGCGCCGGGAACTGGTGGAGGACGTCCAATGGCGGGCGGAGGAGCTGAAAAAGGCCGGGCAGTGCGGCATTGACGACCCGGACAGCATTACGGCGGATTCCGATAAATTCCAGAACAAATACGACAGCTACACCGACGACAAGGTGACGGTGCTGACCTACTATTTCCGGAACCGGGACACCCGCACCATCTGGTGCATGGAAAGCACGGAGAAGGGGATTCTTCGGAAGGCCTATGACACCGGCTACAGCCTGTATCCGCTGATCTGGATTAACTGGGATTATATCCGGGACTGCTACCACGGTCAGGCGCTGGTCACCGGAATGCTGCCCAACCAGAAGTTTATCAACAAGATGTTCGCCCTTGTGGGCATCTCCCTTCTGACCACGGCGTTCCCCAAAGTGGTCTATGACCGGAACAAGATCAAGCGCTGGGACGGCAGCGTGGGAACGGCCATCGGCATTTCCGGAGACGTGAACAATGTAGCGAAGATTATCGACGGCGCGTCCGTCAGCCCCCAGATTGCCCAGTTTATCGAGCTGAGCTTTGACAAGACCCATTCCCTGCTGGGCGCGTCTGACGTGGCCATGGGCGACGCCCGGATTGAGACCACAAGTGCGATTATCGCCTTGCAGCGGGCGGCCAACACCCCCATGGAGCTGACCAAGCAGAACGACTACCAGTGCATGGAGGAAGCAGGAAGAATCTGGCTTGACATGATGGCGGCGAAGTACGGCACCCGTATGGTGGAGACTTCCCTGGACATGGACAAGCCCGGCGAGCAGCCCCTGGGAATGCAGCTGCCCAAGCAGACCTTTATGCGGCCGTTTGATTTCGGCGTTCTGAAGGAGCTGCAAATGTCCATCAAGCAGGACGTGGGCGCCTGTTCCTACTGGTCGGAAATGGCCTCCATGCAGACACTGGACAATCTTCTCATGAACCATCTGATTACGCCGAAGCAGTACCTTGAACGGCTCCCCAACGGCTATATCACCAAGAAGCAGGAGCTTCTGGACGATTTTGAAGCGGCGGCCATGGTCGGCGCTCCCGCCGGGAATCCGGGAACGGGAATGAGCGTCCAGACCACGTCGGAGGATATGCCCGTCAATGGAGGCGGCGGAAACGGAGCGCTGCAAAGGGCGCTGAACAGGGAGGGAGCATAAATGGCAAAGATACCGGAACTGACCGCCGATATGGAGGTCATCCAGAAGCTGGGCAGGCGCCCAAATGTGGATGACGGCCTTACCGAGGCGGGATTCAAGGCAAAGTTCGACGAGGCGGGAATCGCCATCAAGAAGTTCATAAACGAAAAGGTGGTTCCCGCCATCAACGACTATGTCGTCAGTACCGACGGCCTTCTGGACAGAACGGGCGGCACCATGACCGGGGATATCGCCATGAGCGGGAACAAGGTCACGGGGCTGGGAACTCCTTCGGACAATGCCGACGCGGCGAACAAGAACTACGTTGACACGGCTCTGAACGGCGTCAAAACAGTTTCCGTCTCCGCAACACTGACCGTTTCCGGGTGGGCTGGCAGTGCGCCGTATGTCCAGTCTGTTACCGTGGCCGGCCTGACGGACGCAAAGAAAGCTATGGCCTATCCGGCGTATGGAAGCGACACACCTGCCAATGTCGCGCTGAAAGAGGCGTGCGGCATGGTGAGCTTCGCTTCCCGGTCGGGCAGCGTGCTGACGTTCACCTGCCTTGAGGACAAGCCCACGGTGGACATTCCCATCACGGTGGAGGTGTACGTATGAGCATTGCAGTGCCTTTATATGGATTTGGCGCCAGCGGCGGCGAAGGTGGCACGCTTAAGGTAAATGCGCCGCCTCTGGTAGCTGTGACCATCACCAACAAGGCCGGTAAAACGAAGACCAAGACCGCAAATGCCGACGGCATGGCGATATTCAAGGGGCTTGCAAGCGGCAAGTGGAACGTAACCATTGTCAACAGCGATGGCAAGCCGACCACCATAACCGCCGATGTTCAGACAGAGTACACCGTTACAATCGCTTTTTTCTCCGCTACCATCAACATCACTTATCCAGCTGGTTCGACCTGCACTTGTTCTGACGGTAAAACAACTCTATCCGCCCCCGACACTAGTGGTACATGGGCTTGCATTGTGCCAAATGCTGGAACGTGGACGGTGAGTTCCACCGATGGGGATAAGTCAAAAAGTGCCGATGTCGTGATAACCACCGATGGCCAGACCGAGAGTGTCACGCTGCTATATATCACCCATCTTTTCAACAATGGCGATACTTGCGACGCAATAACTGGTGGGTGGGGCACTGGTTCTACTTCCGCCGGCTCGGCTAGTATATCAGGGCAACAAATTAGTATAGCAGCCAACGCCCAAAAAAATTTCTCGTGTGGTCCGAAAAATAAGATCGACGTAAGTGAGTATGAAGCACTTTCAGTAGCAGTAGATTCAATAGGTGGAGGAAAACTTAGCGTCTATCTGTATGCTACTTCGATTAGTAACCCAGCCGCAAAAGTCACCACGGCAACAACTGGTACAGTTAGTCTTGATATTTCGAGTGTCTTTGGAGCAAATACTGTTATGCTATCTTTCTATAGTGAAAAAGGCGGCTCGGTCAAAGTGTCAGAAGTTAGTCTAATGTAAGTGAGGTGGCCTAAATGAAAACAATATATATTGATTCCGATTTTAGGTGTCACCTAATTAACCCAGATATCACATATACCGCCGTAGAAACGGATGCTTTCGATGGCAAATGCGACACCTACATTGAGGGATACCGCTTCATCCCGATGGGACAGACGTGGACACGTGCTGATGGCGTGGTGTTCGCTGGCGAAATGATTGCCCCGTGGAAGCCGTGGGCGGAGCTGGACGCTGCACAGCGGGAGTATGAGCGGGAGCAATACCAGACGGTTGTTGCTCAGAATGCCGAGTACGAAGCCGCGTTATCCGAAATCGAAACCGCGCTGGGGGTGAACGCATGACCATCGAAGAACGCAAAAACGCCATCCTTGCGAAAATCGCGGAAATGAAAGCCAGCGGCGGCGAGGAACAGCTGAAAGAGCTGGATGAAGCCTACAAGAAAGGGGTTGACAGCCTGTGACACAAGAGGAAAGAAAAAGCATCATGTATGCCCAGGGGCGGGCGAACGCGCTTGCCTTGCAGGAGAAAGCCCCGGACATGACAGGCACCGAACTGAATGCGGCGGATAGCGACATTCCCAGTTTCAAGGCTGCTGCCGCAAACAAAAACATGCTAGAGCGCAAGGCCGGGTTTGTGTGCCAATCATCTGCTGGCCGTGTGGTGCGGCTGGTGCAGCCCTATGACAGCACTATCTACACTAAGGAGCCAGAGGAACTTCCAGCACAGTGGGGGTTTGCTTGGAGCACAGACCCTGCAAAAGCGTTGCCGTTCGTCGCCATGGCTACCAGCCCCTACAATAAGGGTGACTGCTGCACGGAGGGCAGTAAAGTGTACCGCTCCACGTTGGACAGTAATGTATGGTCGCCGTCCGCATACCCCCAGGGCTGGGAAGAGGTGAACGTATGACGGTAAAGCAAATTCAGTGTTTGCTCGCCTATCTGGGCTATTCTCCCGGCTCGATTGACGGCGTTGAGGGCAGGAACACCCAAGGGGCTGTCCGGGCGTTTCAGGCAGACTATGGACTTACCGTGGACGGGATACCGGGTGCGGCTACCCAGAAAATGCTGATTGGCGCGATTGCCGGGACAGCGGTCAAAGTAGAGAAGCCGGAGAGCGGCGACGCGCCGAAGACCGGGACGTTCTGGGACGATATCCGGTACTTTACCCGTGAGGAATTCCGATGCCAGTGCGGCGGGAAATACTGCAACGGCTTCCCCGCAGAACCCGCAGAGGAAACCGTCCGCATGGCGGATGAGATACGCCGCAGGGCGGGAGTTCCCCTGAACGTGAATTCCGGTGTGCGGTGCAAGCGGCACAATGCCGAGGTTGGCGGAGTATCCAACTCCCTGCACACCATGGGACAGGCTGTTGACCTCTCAGGGGCGATCTCCCCGGAGAAACTGTATGCCATAGCCCAGGAGGTGCAGGCCGAGAAAATCCCCGGGCGGGGCGGTCTGGGGCTGTACGGATGGGGCATCCACGAGGACAACGGGAAATACAGCCGATGGGACGGCTGAGAAGGGAGTATGCCAATGGAAGAAACGGAAATCGCTGGGCGGCTTTCTGCGGTAGAACAGCGGAGCAAATCCAACTCCCACCGCCTGGACGCTCTGGAAAAGCACACGGAAGCGCTGAACACGCTGGCAACGTCTGTTGCGGTGATGGCTGAACGCGTGGAAATTACCGGGGAGAAGGTTGACGGCCTCTGCACGGACGTGCAGGAGCTGAAATCCGAACCCGGCAAGCGGTGGAAGTCGGTGGTAGAAAGGGTCATATACATCGTTGTAGCCGCTGTTGTAGGGTTTATTCTTGCCCGGCTTGGGCTGGGCTGATTTTTAAGGAGGAAAACAAAAAATGAATATCACAGGAATGGATCACTTTCAGGGCGTGTGCAAGCGAAAGCTCGTGGAGCATTATAATGTTATAATGGGAGAATCCACGCAAATCGACCTCAGCAATGTATTTGTAGTTTGGGCGTGCAAGACGTTGCAGAACTACAAAGCGTTGCTTTCGACTACCGTTTCCGGTGATGGTGTGTATGTGGAATATACATACAACGGAGACAAGCAGGAACTCTACGAGGACTTCTACATCAAATCCACAAATCGGAAAATTGTGGAAGAATAAGGAGGAAAACAAAATGATTAACTGGATCGTACGCATCAAGAACAAGAACTTCTGGCTGGCCGCGATTCCCGCGCTGCTTCTGCTGGTGCAGACGGTAGCCGCCCTGTTCGGCTTTACGCTGGACTTGGGCGAAATCGGCGATAAGCTGCTGGCCGTGGTGAACGCTGTGTTTGCCCTGCTGGTGATTCTGGGCGTGGTCAATGATCCTACCACCGCCGGTATCGCTGACAGCAAACTGGCAAGAACCTACAGTTCCCCCAAGGAGGACTGATGTGATAAGTGGATAAAGTCCCGTGGAATCGGGTGATTCTGGATGAGTTCTGTTCTCTGGCTATTCTTACGCCGTTGGAGGAAAAGATCATCCGCACCCGAGCCGCCGGATGGAGCCAGACAAAACAGTGCCACAAGTTTTGTGTGTCCCAAGCCACTATCACAAGAACGGTTAAAAAGTTGCGGATAGAATATGAATTATGCAGAAAGTACAGTGACAAGCTCCCTGAAAATCTGAAATTCTGATTCTGCGTGACGATTTATTGACGATTTGTTGACGAAATCCCGACGAGTAGATGATGATTCTACCGTCGGGATTTTTGTTATTCTATAGGTAGAAGGTGGCCACCTCCTAATATTTTGAAGGAGGACTTCTATATGTCTCTAAATTTCACTGCTGCTGACCGCGTGGGCGGTATCGGCGGCTACATCGGCGGCATTTCCACCCTGCTGGGCATGGCGAACGGTGGCATTTTCGGCGGCAACTGCTCCGAGGGTGACCACGTTGTGAACCGGTATGAAGCAGGACAGGCGGCTGAGATCGCGGCGCTCAAGTCCGATATCAAGCTGCGAGACGCCAACACCTATACCGACCAGAAGATACTGGACATGTACCAGTATCTGGATGGCCGTCTGCGTGGCGTTGAGAGGCAGATTTCCGCTCAGGCGGTTGTCAATGCCCAGATCACTGCAAACCTCAGCTGTATGCAGAACACCCTGAACACGCTGTCCGGGCTGACCAAGACTGTGATTCCCATTGGGAATGTGTGCCCTGAACCCATGCCCGCAAAGAACAGCTGGA